GTCCGTTTTAGGAATTGGCCGAAACCTGAGCTGTATGAGTACTCTCATAAGGCTCCTGCTCCGTTCCTTGAAGCTGATTCCATTCGTTGCTCGAATTCAGCTAACAGTAGTAACAATAACGCAGCTGCTTTCCTCAGACGACTCTTCGACACTACACCTTTACCCTTGGGTCGTGATGTCTATCTACGCGCTGAGATGAATGCTACCTTCCATTGGATGCTCGATAAGGGATATCTACCCCAAATGGAAGAACTTGCTACTCACATAGACCCTGATTTATTCGAACCTTGGGCGCGTAGCAAACCTGTACACAGAACACGTCTTTACCTCCGCAAACAACATGATAGGGATTTCAGAAAATTTAGGAAATTCACTAACTTTGTAAAGAACGAAAAGTTGGCGATTGCCGGTAACGTCCCGAGGTGTATATCCGTTGCAAATGAATTGACGCAGATTCTACTTGGTCCCTTATCAAATTCCCTCCTTAAGGCTTGGGAAGAATGGACGAAAGAGAAAGAGAGTGATGGACATTTACCGGAAGGTTTCCCGAGAATGACTAGCGGGCTTACAGGTGAGGAATTGGCCGCAATCATGATGTCAGAAAAAGTTGGTTTCGATGGAGACTTTAAGAGATTTGATCGAAGTATCCGCTCAGAAATGAAGGGTGCTAAGAACGACGCCTATGCACATTGGTTGAAGTTATATCCATCACTTGTCACATTAATTAGACTGACTATTGCTGCGAAGTTCACCACCAAAGACTTCGTTTCAAGTTGGATTTTTGGAAAAACCTTTTCTGGCGATTGGGATACTTTGCTTGGCAACACGATTATTCTAATGCTCCTATTTTACACATATAGAAGGCTTTTCAGTGAGAACCAGGGCTTTTTCCGAGGCATTGGTGATGACTCAGGTTTTGACTGCTCAGACCCAGATCACATGAGATCTTGGTTTGCATACTATGGCTTGGATCTTGAGATTGAACATCAGCACCCTGTACTGCAAGCATACAACTCCCAACTTGCTGTCCTTGACAAAAGTGGGGAGCCCTGCTTAATTACCGAGGATCCTCTTAGAGCAGTTAAACGATTCTTTATCAAGTACAGACGACCCCTTAGGCTTGGCGAAGATGATGCTTTTACTAAGTTCGAGACTTCTATTCTCCTTAACACCATCTACGTTGAACGCCACTCTCCCCATCCTATTGTGCGCAGGATTGCTGAAGTCCTCAAAACCCGTTTTGGTGATGTGAAGACCACAATTGAGCGATACAACAAGGTGATCCTAGATAACCCTCACAGATTAACTAATATGAAGAATCATGAAATTGCGGATGATTACTTTGAGGTTTGGTGTCAAGACTTTATGCATCTTTCCCCATCCCGCCTAAAGTCTTTATTATCAAAAATAGATATTGACCGCCCTGAGATCATCGACGCTATATTCGATTGCGTAGATAAAAGGATTCTCCACTTCCAACGTCACTCTGATGGTTACTCCCTCTTCACCCTCGATAAGACGGGTGGTTTGAAGAAGTTTTAACTATCCGCCTTCACCTATTTACATTCCATTTGTATTCATAGTTTCTTTTCTTTATTTTATTTTGTTTTCTTTATATCTATCTATACACACTACTTTCAAAAGAAAAACGTAAAAATCTTTATTTTAAAAATTCATAAAATTTACAAAACTTATAAAAACTATAAAACCAATAATCTTTGTTTGAT